ACCGACATGTTTACAACTAAGTTGTTATCCAATAGGGCGTAACTTTTCACGCAGCGTACCTCACAATAACTAATCCTTGGTAGCCATTTCCACCTGCGCCTGAAGTTCCTGAACTTGGTTGTCCACTTCCACCGCCGCCTGAACCAAACGAAACTGCGCTGCTTGCGGCTGTGGCATTGAAAGTTCCACTTCCTGCACCAGTTCCACCTGTTCCAACATTGGAAGTTATAGCCTGGTAAGTACCGCCGCCGCCACCGCTGGATATAACTGTCATTCCAGCAAAAGCTGCTATATTTGCTGCAGTCAGATTGGAGTCAATCGAGGTTAAGGCAAGGCCTTGCCCTCCGTTGCCACCTGTATACGATGATGTTGCCCCGTCTCCACCTTGCTGGCCAGCTGCGGTTGCGCCGCCGCCTCCACCACCGCCAGAACCCGTAGGTGCATTTGTTCCAGCTGCTCCTCCTGCGTTTGTGTTGTTACCACTCGCAGTTCCTGCGGCTCCTTGTGTTCCACCAGAACCGCCTCCACCGCCTGAACCACCGTTCAGTCCAGTTACATTCGACTCTGAACCGCCGCCACCGCCGCCTTTTGCAGTGATTGTAGAAACCCCAGCAAAAACGGAGTCTCCACCGCTTCCACCCTTTACACCTAAAGTGGCAGCACCTGTTCCAGCATTTCCGATTGTTACATTGTAGCTGCCAGGAACCAATGATTGGGTCGTGTACCCACTTGCGGGCTCAATGGCGCCAGCTCCACCTCCACCAGCTCTGCGGCAACCGCCTCCTCCACCTGCACCGACAACGAGAATGTCAGCGGCTAATATGTTGCCAGAAACCGTAAGGGTTCCGTTACCAGTAAAAACGCGATAATTAAAACCACCAACTGTGTAAAGAGTACCACCCGTTGCGGTTCCAGTAGCTGTAAAGTCTGGAGCACGGAACTCATTGCTTAGAGCATTTCCTGACATTCTGGTAACTGGAGTCATTACGAAATCTCCACACCGCTGATGTGAAAGTTGATTGTCGTTGCAGATGCGCCGCCAGTAATGGTTTGTGTGGCCGAAAGGACCTGCTTTAAGTCAATGACCGTTGAATCGTTTGCAGCAACTGTAGTTGTTGTTGCAAGATTAGTCCCAGCTAAACCAAGCGTGAATGTGCCTGAACTGGCTGCAGTGTTTGTAATTACAATATTAGTTACAACAGTAGTTGTTGATGCCGGTACCGTGTAAAGTGTTGTTCCGACTGTTGTTGTTGCGGCACCACGAAAAAGGGCTTTTGATACAGTTGCCATTAGTTACAACCTTCCATTAGTATTGATCCATTATATCTGCGATTGTAGAACTTTGAAGAAGTGCATCTGTCTGTGCAATTGTGTACGTGTTAGCAGTAAGGAAAGTCCCATAAGCCACAACATTTAACACATCGCTTAGTGTTGCAGCAGTTGCAAGTACAACTGATGTGCCGTTGCTTGCGGTATAATCCGTAGTACGAACAAGTAGGACGCCATTAAGGTACACTTGCTCTGCACCGACTGTGTAAGCAAGAGTAAGAGTATTTGCATCTGCTCCGCTAAATGTTGTTTGACCAGCAGTTGCAATGTAGTAATAAGTAACTGCAGCGGCAGAACCAGCAGAACCTGTAGGTCCTGTTGCACCGGTCGATCCTGTCGGACCGGTTACTGTTGAAGCAGCGCCGCTAGGACCTGTCGGACCGGTTGAACCAGTTGGACCAGTTACAGTTGATGCCGCTCCTGTAGGACCTGTCGGACCTGTTACCGTCGAAGCTTCTCCAGTTGCACCTGTCGGACCAGTTGGACCTGTTACTCCTTGAATTCCTTGTGTTCCTGTAGGACCGGTAACGCCCTGAATTCCTTGTGCGCCTGTTGGTCCTGTTACTCCTTGAATTCCTTGTGCTCCAGTTGGACCTGTAACACCTTGAATTCCTTGAATACCTTGCGGACCAGTCGGACCTGTTACACCTTCAATTCCTTGAGGTCCTGTTGGTCCAGTTACACCTTGGACACCTTGGTTTCCCTGCGGACCTGTCGGCCCAGTTGATCCTTGGATTCCTTGCGGACCAGTTGGTCCAGTTGCGCCAACTTCTCCTTGAATTCCCTGAGCACCTGTCGGTCCAGTTTGTCCTTGCGGACCTGTCGGACCTGTTACGCCTTGAATTCCTTGCACACCTTGGATTCCTTGAATGCCTTGTGTACCTGTTGGACCAGTATCTCCAGTTAAACCAGTTGAACCAGTAGGACCAGTTGCACCGATTGCTCCAGTTGGACCTGTTGATCCTTGAATTCCTGTTGCACCAGTTGGACCTGTTGCTCCTGTTGCACCTTGAATACCTACTGCGCCAGCAAGATTTATTTCCCAAGAAGCATATGTGCCTGATCCTGTTTTGCTTTTAAGATCAACTACAAGACTTCCAGTTGTTGGATTATACGAAACAACTTCACCATGCATATGATTATTTATATTGTACGCAATAATTACACTTTGAGCTGTTGAGTAATCAAGATAAAGATCAACTGTAGTAAGAGTTATTTGACCGTTTGAAGCAATAGTTAAAGAAGTTGTAGATGTAGTGTGATAGCGATCGCCATCTGTTCCAGCAGATCCTGTTGGTCCTGTTGGTCCAGAAACACCTTGAGGACCTGTTGGTCCTGATGCTCCAGTTGGACCAGTCACAGTCGATGCTGCTCCAGTTGGTCCTGTAGATCCGGTTGGTCCTAATGGACCTGTTGGTCCTTCAATTCCTTGGATACCTTGAACGCCTTGAATTCCTTGTGGACCAGTTGATCCTGTTGGTCCGGTAACAGTTGATGCTGCGCCTGTAGAACCAGTAGGACCAGTAAAACCTTGAATACCTTGCGGACCTGTTGGTCCAGTAACTCCCTGAATTCCTTGTGCGCCTGTTGGTCCTGTTGGACCAGTAACGCCTTGTATTCCTTGCGGTCCTGTAGGTCCAGTAGGACCTTGAATTCCCTGCGGTCCTGTCGGTCCAGTTGCGCCTTGAATGCCTTGTGCTCCTGTAGGACCAGTTGGTCCTGTAACTCCTTGCGGTCCAGTAGGACCGGTTACACCTTGAGGTCCAGTTGGCCCTGTAACGCCTTGGATTCCTTGAGTTCCTGTAGGACCGGTTGAACCTTGGATTCCTTGAGAACCGGTAGGACCAGTAGATCCAGTTGGTCCTTGAATACCGGTTGCACCGGTAGGACCAGTTGGTCCTAATCCACCTTGAGGACCAGGAGCTGAAACCTCTACTGTGTTATTAGTTTCATTGATGGTGACTTTATTGGCTGTCATTATCTTGTCACCTGCTCTGCAACTGTTAATTGACCTTGGATTAAACGAGAAATGTTAGAACCTGAAGTTAATTCTAGATCGTAAACATAAAAACCTGAATCAAGTAGACCTGTTTGAGTAGCTGTTGCTGTAATTGTAATAGTGCCTGTAGCACCAACAATAGTAATACCACCATTTGCTGTAGTTAAAGTAAGATCAGCAGTAGTAGAATTATAGTTCTGACGTAGTTGCATGGCCGCAGTATAGCCAGTTAAATTGACAGGTGCGTCGTTAGAATCAGTGTAAACTAGTACAACTGACCATATAGAACCTTGATCAATGGTTGTATTGTAAATACCAGCGGTCATCAATTAGCCTTTTCTGTAGCCCAAATAAGAAATCCGCCTACCGTTATAAGGGCAAGAGGAACTGAGAACATGCCAACCCCGATGGCGACAAGAATTACTCCTGCCAATTCTGTAAATAAAGCAAAGTCAATTTTTTTCATGATGCTCCTCATACTTGTATTGAGAAATACCTGGCAACAGGTTCTTTCGGTCCAGGAGGTTGAGTTGCTCGATCATATCCAAAGATAGAAGCAACAGCAGCATCTACTTTTCTTCTAGATGAAGCCTTAGCAACCATGACCCCACGTGATGATTGTTTTGTCACACAGTTAGCCACATGTCTAGCAAGACGTTCATCACCATCGTGCGTAAATGACTGGTTAACTACTGCTTCGTAAAACTTTTGTGTTGCAGGGACCATACGTTCTGCTGAGTTTGGATAAGAAACGCATGGCAAACCATCTTCATCTAGTACCATAAAGGTTCTATTCCATCGTGCAGGATCAAAAACAATCTCTTTTACGTTAAATCTACCGTCTCTACAAGCATCCATAATAGTCTTTTCGACCTCTGCAACAGGCACGTGCCACGCTTGATCAGCATCAATCGGTCTTTCCCATAGTCCTACAACCATCAGATGTGGTTTTTCAGAACCTACAAGCCACGCAATTAAGGCTGTTGAGTCGTTAGAGAAGGCTCCATCGAATGCGAGAATGACATCTTCACCTTGCATTGGCACTCTGTCCTTGTCAACCAATGCATCCCAGCTTCCGGTAGGAAGCCATGCAGTAGCTGTTGAAACAAAGCAGTTAGTTCGCTTAGTTCGAAATTCTGCTTCTGGTGTTCTAAGCACCGAAGACTCAAAATCTTCAGAGTCGACAATGTCGTTAAAACCTGGGTTTGATTCTTCCCACATGAATCGTTCTCGATGATCTCCCTCAACATTCTTTGGTTCCCACCAAGCAAAGAAGAATGACGGATCTTCTAATTCCTTTTTAACTAGTTGCTGTCCGTACTGGTAAAGTGAATAACATAAAGAATCCTGGCCATCAGTCTGAGTTTTTACACCGGCTGTAGTGATACCGAACAACAAAGAATCAGATCTTGCGCCTCCGGCAAGAGACATTACATCCCAAAGTTCACGATTTGGCTGCGCATGAACTTCATCGAAGATCACAAGAGGTGACGGATTGAGACCTTCTTTTGTGTAAGCCTCTGCCGAGAGGACTTTATAGACAGAACCTGTATCTTTATATTCAATTGCATCGCGGTAAAGAGTAAACATCTTAGACAATTCTTCGTCTAATTCAACCATTCGCTTAGCAGTACCAAACACAATTCGCGCTTGATCTCTATCTGCTGCGCATGAATAGATCTCAGAACCTTGTCCACCTAGTGTTAAACCTGCTAGACCAACAGAAGCACCAAGAGCAGACTTACCATTTTTACGTGCCATGCCAATTAAAGCAATGCGGTGCTTAAATCTACCGTTTTCTTTTCTTGCTAAAGCATGGTTGAGAAGGTTCTCTTGCCAACTGCGAAAACGAATTAACTCTCCTGCTTGTCCGCCTAATGAATCTTTAGTAACGCGACATACTGTTTCAGCAAACTGTTTATAGACAGGACCATCGCCTCTTAATTGATCTTCTTCAGAAACAGGTGTAAGCCACTTAGGAGGCCAAGAATTACTTGGCTCGTTTGGTAGCAATAAGTTGTTCGAGAGCTGTGACACGCTTAACCTCCGCTACGCCTAATTGCGAGCGAGATGTTGGTGTAAATCCTAACGAGGCCAGAGCCTCATGGAAAGATTTACTTAGTGCAACCACAAGCCGCCCGTCTTGTGAGTCACGTGTCGTATTGTAAACTGTTCTTGCCAAATTAAGATCATCTGCCACTCGACAAG